TGATCAAAGACCGCATCGAGCGGGAATTGCAGAAGATGGGAGCATTCGACAAGGTTGAAAGCCTTGACACTGTTGAGCTGAAGGCGATTCGGGGAATCATTGCCCCTTCGCATTGGCTTCGCGGTTATTGGGAGGCTCTCTACGGTCCTGCAGTTGAGCGCGTGGTGGAGGCCATGAAGGGTGTGGCTGGTCGCGGCCACACCGTCAAGGGGATGACTCCTGATGAGAAAGTCGCATATCTCAGCTCTGAGCTAGATGATGCGGGACCAACGGTAAATGGAGACGGAACTGCTTTCGAGTGCATGGTCCGTTGGCAACGTAGGGTCCGGGAGTCAAACATGTTCGAGCGGTTGTCCCCGCCCGAGGTCCGGAAACAAATCCGCCAAATGGGCGATTTGCTTTCGGACCGCTACTATGAGGTCTCCGACAAGTTTTGGAGTTTCATGGTTGAGCCGCTTAGGTTGTCCGGTGAGTTCGTCACTTCCATCGGAAACCTGTTTCAACAATTCACCATGATCTTTGGTGCGATTGAGCGGACCTCTTCAATAGTCGAACGAGTAGAACGTACGTTCGACGAACGTGTGCAATATATCCGGCGCTGGGCAATGACCAATCCCTATGCGCTCGAAGGCGACGACAGCATTATTGCGCACATCCCACTTTCATGGACTGAACAATTGAAGCAGTGTTTCAAGAACTCAGGTTTGGACATGAAGGTGGTGCTCGCCGATTGGTGGGGTGCTGCAGGGTTCTGTGGATGCAGCATGGAGGCATGCCGAGATGGTATCTACCGGATTTTCAAGGATCCGTTGGAGCAGCTTGGGCGCCTTACCACGCTTATGGACGTGACGCAGGATTCATCTCGTGGTGATCCTGACCTCGTTGACGCCAAAGCGATTTCCTACCTCCAGGAGATGGGCCATTTGCCACTCCTGGGAGCTGCGGCCTTAGGCATTGTCGAGCGTGCCGGGGCCAACATTGCCCGCATTTGCAAGCGTGCGGGTGATGCTCTTGACAACAGCAGGGCATCTAGGTATTTGCGTGAGTGGTGGTCGCACCGTAAGTCGCTTTACGGGGACCATGGTGCTCATACAATTGAGTTTTCTCTGGACGACCTCCCAGCGTTCATTCGTGAGGGGAGGCCAGACGAATTCTTGGTGGATAAAACCGCCATAGAATACTCAATCATGCCAGAAACCGTGTTGTCATTGCACGAGCGAATTTATCAGCATTTTCGGTACGGTCGGGGGAAGTTGGTTCTTCCCGAGCGGCAAGGCAGCCGGCACGTGGGATCGTCTTGAGCAGGTCTTCGAAGATCGCGTCGCCCGCGCCCTCTCAAGTCTTGGTGTGCCG